ATATTGGGAAAGCGCATTGTTTGTGTAGGACATCCTTTTTGTAGTTTCAAAAGGATTTGAATACTTTTTATATGTGCATATTAAATTCAATTTTTTATGCGATTCTTAGAGAATCGCATAAAATCTTGGCGCAGAAATACGGAAGACCCCATTTAATGAAAATTTTAAGAGATTTTTATTGGCTGCATTTACATAGCCATTTTAAGGCCACCCATTAAATTTATGCCACTCGCTAGGCCAACACCTTGTCTTGAACTGGCCGCAGCAGCGGGGATGAAGACATCAAGGATGCTAAACACAGCAGCAGCCGTCAATGCAATAATAACAATCTCCTCAACATTGAGGGCTTTCTTGGGGATCAATAAGGCAACAACCGCTACGGCTAAACCTTCGATCAAGTACTTAATAGCACGCTTAACTAATTCGTTGAAGTCGAATAAACCGCTCATTCTGGGTATATACTATATTCAAACAAAAAAATTTGTTATTAATTATTCCTAAAATAATATTATATGGTTCTAAAACACTTAAACACTATTCTACTAAATCTTTTATTAAAATATGTCTAGTTTTGAAAAAAAGTTAACTACCGATGGCAAAAAAAATCCTAAATATGTTGACCTTTGCGATGAGGATCAACCTATCGCTGGACAAAAGTTTGCATGCATGTCTTTTGTTTCTCCTGAAAAAATACTTAAAAAACGTGAGGTATTGTTGTTCAATTCGTTCGTAAAGAATTGGGATTTATCTAAATCTATGGAAAGATACCAGGATTTTCTGCAATTTCTTTCTTTTAAATACCATCTTAAAGCTGAAGACGTTATAGCTGATTTTAATGACTTTGTAAAAGAAGAGGGCGATAAGATTAAAAACATCGGTGTAGAAGATGATTATAGGAACTTTGTAGATAAGCACGAGGAGAAATTCAATGAACAATTTAATCGTGATCACTCTTTCCAAACATCAGTGCGGGGATTAAAGATTAGAGGTGTTTTTGCAAGTCAAGAAGAGGCAGAGAACAAATGTAAGGCGCTTAGGAAGCAAGACCCAAATCACGATATATTTGTAGGACCAGTTGGAATTTGGGTTCCATGGGACCCTGATGCGTATAAGACAGGTAAGGTTGAATTCTTGGAAGAGGAACTCAATCAATTGCATCACGAGAAGTTGAAGAATGAGACGTTGGCTAAAGAGGAGTTTGATAAGCGCGTAATGGAAACTAAGCGAAAGGCGATAGAAGAGAATATCAAGTTAGCTAAGAAGAGTGGAAATGTATTAACGCAAACAATTGATGACGACGGTAACTTGGTTGGAGTAAAAGAGAATGTTAATTTCGATGAACGTGAACCTGCTACCGCAGAATCTGCAAGAGCGCACAATGAATTACAAATGAAGGTTGCTAATGAAAAAAAAGAGAACTAATGTCTATTAATTAATAAAAAGATATAAACATTTTCGTCTATATCTTTTAGTGATAATGCATACGTTTTGTCAGGTAGTTCATAATAAAATAGGTGAAAATCCTTTCAAATTGATTACTACTAAATATTCAACTAATGAAAATGTGACGTTTAACTTGACATACGATAACTATAATACTAGTTCAAATAACAAACCTCTTCTAGACATGAACGAAAGGTTATTAAAAATAATTATGTATATGTACCTAAGTGGGCCTATTACATATTCTATTGCTTCAAAATTCTCCTATTTTAAAAAAACGATTGATAATATATTTATCAACAAAATTCAGAGAGAAAAATTTATTCATAGTTTCTACGAAATGCAGAGAACCTATTGGACAATAAACCGTGCTATTTATAGATACAAAATTAAAACTTCGTCTATTAGAGTTAATAAAGATGTATTTTTAAATACAATAAGTGAAACACATCATAATGTTATCACTATATTTCACAACAATAGTAAATATCTATTTACTTTCCTTGACCTTAAGAATATAATAGAATCTAGTTTGAGCAACTCACATTTTTTTGTAGCTGCTCCAATGCCACCAAAAAACCCGTACAATAATTTACCGTTTGATAAGTCAACATTGTATAACATATATTTTTTTATGAAACGTGGAAGTTTTGTAATACCCAAACTATTCCATAATTACTTTTTATGCAATTTTAATATTAAACAATTTTGTGATGAAAATGAAGTGCTCTTAAGAGATTTGCATATTAATGATTATTTAAAGAATAGTGACGTCGAAGAATTATACTATGATGTATTAGAAATGTTAGAAAAGAATAAGTTTACTCGAAAACTAATTATAGATAATAAGTTTCCAAAGACAAGAATTGTAGAGATTTTTCGTCCATACTTAAAACTATACTACGTATGCATATATTCTTTGAATATTTGTGACCGATATAACACACAAAGTGAATTAGACGAAAAATTAAAAACGTTTTATCATTTTAATCCACGGTTTGGAAGGAAATATATAAAAATAAATGGTACTCCTCCTGATAATATGAATTTTAACGATGATCATGTTAAATTTATCAAAGGAAGATGTTCCGGAGATTTTATGAAATCTCATTTGGAGATTGATGACGAATATTCTAGAACTGCATCATTGTCTATTAGTGAGGATAGTAACGATTAATATCTATTTTACCATTTAGTTTTCTTAACATTAATTTGTTGCCCTGTTCTCTTTTTACCTTTACTTGGATCATATGCTTCATCTTCATCATCTGATCCCATGCTTTTTGATATCTCCCAAAATTCTTTTGAACCTAATTTGAAATCAGGATGGTCTTGTGCCTTGTACCAGAATATTTGATCGTTTAATTTATTTGATTTTGCATTGTTGTTTATAACAAGGCATTCGTAATTCTCAGTTGTCTGGTCCATAACAGCAGCAAAAGATTCTAATGTAGGAAACATACTAGCATAGTTCTCCCAAATTCTTTTTCGGTTTGTTAAATAAGGTTCACGAAGTATAAATACATAATCAATGTTAGTACGAAGGTTGGGGGGAATACCTAAAGGGTATTGCATAGTAATAATTAACATGATCTTCCAGTGACGTCCGTTCATAAAAAGAAGACGCATCATTTTATCACGTGTCCATGTTTGGTCATATAAACAATCATCTAATATAACAAAAGCTCTAGGGTCAATAGTACTTTTTCTATAAGTTTCTATTTCTTTGTTTACTTGCTTTAAAACAGTTTTTTGGCGGCGTAAAATGTTTTCAATTAACACAGTATTATATTCTTCATGAATAAACAATTTTGGCACGTGCGCAGCATAAAACCCGTTACCTGCCTCTGTTCCTGATATAACTGTTCCTATAGGTACATCTTGATGATAAAAAAGCAGATCTCTTACTAAGTATGATTTACCTGTGTCACGCCTCCCAATCATAACAATAACAGGTCCTTTATTTTCATCTGGTTTAAATGTGATATGACGCATATCAAATTTTTTTAACTCTAAAGTCATAACGATTATTAATATAGTTATAAAACATATTTTTTTAAAGGTTTTAACAGATTAAATTAATAATTTAGAAATTAGTTTAAAACACTAATTTTTAAATATATAAACCACTTATACTTGTTTTATAAATGAGCAAAGATACTCCTAAATTTACTATTAATTATATTAAATCAATACCTTTAGATCTTGATTCTTTAGAAAAACACAATGAATACCTTCCTGAAGAAATAGAATATGAATATAATCCATTCCAAATAACAAATTTACAGAACTATATTCCTATATACTCTCATTTTTTCGACCTTAGTGAAAAAACCTACAATAAGATTTCACTAAACCATAAGTACCATTTTGTAAATATGAATAGTGTGATAGATTTTGAGAACAAAACAAAGCATTCAAGAGAAGTTTTTATAAAATACTCTCCTCTTATTGATCCATTTAGGTATATGACTGGAAAATATAAAGTGACTCCTAAAGATGTGCAGGTTATGCCAAACCCTTTTAACAAAACAGATGTGAAGTCATTAGAAAAGATATCTTACTATAATAATTCTTCATATACAGATGCATTTTTCTCTTTCTTATCTTCTAAATTAATGCATCAACACGATTTTGTCCATGGTGTAGATTATTATGGTTCGTATCTAGGTGTTCAAAGACAATTTAAGGTAAATATTTCGGACGATCTCGATTATTTAAATTCTTCTGAGTATTTTGCCGAAAACAATAAAAAGTTATTTACAGTGGCTACTCATAAAGAAGATGAATTTATGAATTTCGGTTCAAGGGGAAACAAAACAAAGTTAGTAATAGAAGATCTACACCCACATAATATATCTATAGACGAACTAGACAATGATTTAGAAAACATTGATAGTTCAAAACCAAATAATGAAAATGAATTGGTTTATGAGAAAGAAGATTCTGATAATAAATCTTCTTCTAGTGAAAGCGATTCGTCAACCAGCAATTCTACTTCTAGCAATGATTCAGTTGATGAGGATGAAAGTGGATCATCAGGAGATTGGGAAACAGATGAGGATGAGGACCAGGACGACACAGGAAGTTCAAGTTACAGCGAAGAGGAATCGCAATATGCATATATAAATAATTTTCCAGTTCAACTGATTTGTTTAGAAAAATGCAATGGAACACTAGATGAATTGTTTGTTAAGGATAAAATAAATGAAGAAACTGGCGCAGCGGCGTTAATGCAGATTATAATGATATTGTTAGCTTATCAAAAATCGTTTAATTTTACACACAATGACTTGCATACAAATAACATTATGTATGTTAATACAGAAGAAAAGTACTTATACTATCGTTATAATAAAGTCACTTATCGTGTTCCGACCTATGGAAAAATATTTAAAATAATAGATTTCGGTCGTAGCGTTTATAAATTTAATGGTCAATTATTTTTTAGCGATAGTTTCCAAACAGGCAATGATGCAGCAACACAATATAATACTGAACCATATATGAATGAAAAGAAAAAGAGAGTAGACCCTAATTATAGTTTTGATTTGTCAAGATTAGGTTGTTCTATTTATGATTTTATTATTGAAGACGAAAGTAATGTTAAAAGATTTGACGAGTTACAAAAAACTATTCATAGATGGTGTTTAGATGATAATGATAAGAATATTCTATATAGGAGAAATGGAGAAGAGCGTTACCCTAACTTTAAACTATATAAGATGATCGCAAGAAGTGTACATAAACATACTCCACAGGAACAGCTAGAATTTCCATATTTCAAACAATTTGATGTATCTAAGAAAAAATTAGACATTAACCATATTATGGATATAGATAGTTTACCAGTTTATGTATAATTGTTATATACAAATTATTTATTTATAAATAACAATATGAATCTAATATCAGATAATTTATATGGAAGAGGAACAAACAATAGTCGAAGATAATCGTGGACCATGGTATTGTTACATTCTCCGTAATAAAAATCCAAAATACTCCCATTTATCATACAACGGATCAACCAATAATCCTAAACGACGTTTACGACAGCATAATGAAGAGATTTGCGGTGGTGCAAGATATACACACAGTAGGGGTGGCGGATGGGAGATTTATGCATTGCTTACCGGATTTCCAGACCATAAGAATGCTCTTTCTTGTGAATGGAGAATAAAGCATACCAATGGAAGACCGGGTAAACGACCAGATCAGCATTGCGGTGTAGAAGGTAGAATTAAAGGATTACATGAAGTATTAAAGTTAGATAGATGGACAAAACAATGCACCATAGACAATAAAAATATACAGATGACACTTTATTTGGTTGAAGATATGATGCAGTATATGGATACAACAGATCTTCCTGAGAATATTACAGTAGTTAATGGAATACCTAGTTTTTAACATTGTTTATCTTGATTGGCTAGGAGGAGATTTTATGTAGCTTTTACCTTCAACCAATGTTCCTGAATCCGGTTCAGGTTTTCCATTACGAGCCCAATCTGGCATTTTATCAATACCCCATTGTGCTGTCTTAGTGGGCAAGTACCAACCAAAATTAGTTGCTCCAGGGTGGAACAATCTGCAAAACGGTTGATTCGATGCCAAAAGAACCTCCTTACGCCATTCTCTTCTTCCATGTGCATGTTGGTCAGCATTAGCTATAGAAGCTTCTGCTGCTTGACGTAACGCGTCCGCTTTTGCAGGACTGGTGTTCAAGAGATACTTCTGGATATCTACTTTAGCACGTTTAATAGCTCCAAAATCTGTGGTAGGGAGAGGTTTTGCAGAAGGAGTTCTTACTGAACGTGTACGTTTACCTGAAGATTTAGAAGACCCGCTTGAATGAGACCAGTCGCTGTCTGAAGCAGAACTAGGGCTAGGCCCTTTTCTTGTTGTTCTCTTAGAGGATTTAGGTGGCATATTGTTATATATTAACTTGAGAGATTTATTATACATAAAAAGTTTTCAATTTTTTACTACACATATCAACAATATATTACTAAATATTTTTTATTAAGTAATATATAGTATGTTTTTTTATAATAATTTTAGCTATGATACATTAGACGATATTCAAGAAAATATTAAAATTGCAACCGAAGACAATAAAGATTCCATTGAAGAATGTAGTATATGTCTAGAGAAATACTGTGGGTTAACTAATGATAAGACGTATAATATAGATTACATAATAGCGAATAACTATAATGTTATAAAACCATGTAATTGTGAATACATTGTTCATAAAGAATGTTTTAATGAGTGGTTTAATAGAAACGCATCCTGTATTATTTGCCGCAAAAAAATGCATGATGTCATTATTATTATAAATAACCAAGGTCAAAACGTTTCTCATTACTTTATAGTTCGAGTTACTGTAAAACTTATTAATGGGATTTTAATAGCGAATTATACAATATATTTGTTTAAAAAAATCTATAGGGT